TAACCTCAGTTAATTCATAGTTCATATCCGTCTTAACGCGAAGAGCGGCATCTTCTTTTTCTTTGGTTATTTCGCCAAGAATTTTAGTCTTGACAGGACCGGCGGCAGGGAACGTCTCGCTCATAGCTTCCGCTTGGAAACGGATAGCGGCTTCGGCGAGGATATTAGAGTAGACTCCGCAGGCATTTTCCCAAGGCTCAACTCTTTCCTCGTAGTTAAAGCCAATAACATCAAGACCCTTCACATAGCTATCAGCCCAGTCGCGGCGGGCGGACATGTCGCCTTCGATAGCTTCACACAGATCGCTAGAGATTTCCTGTAGCTGTTTATCATCGAGATACTCAGCAAGGTTTGCGTCAAAGGGGGCTGCGTCAACCTCTTCTATTTCTTCGCCAAAGCTAATCTCAACGCTGCCGTCTTCAAGCTCTACCATCACGGGCAGGTCTTCGCTTGTGGCTATTGTCATATCGACCATAGCATCAGGAGCCATCTCTTCGCCCATCAGCTCCCCTTCAATGCCTTCGGGCATTCCGTACAATCCTTTTTCAATAGCCATTTATCTTTCCTCTGCGCGCGTCCGCGCTTTAGTAGTATCCGCCGCGATGTCTGTATAGCGGTTCCTCGTCTGCCTCATCTGTGGGTAAGCGGATAAACCCGCCTTGACGAAACCGCATTAAAGCCATTATTGTGCTATCCACTAAGTCGTCGTGTGATACAAAAGGGAACCCGGCCACTTCCTCTACGAGTTCTTCTGCCCAACGTGTTTGTGGTACCCAAACTAATCCAGAGCTTACTATATCAGCAACTGAGTTTAAACGCGCTATTTTATCCCCCGAACCCCTATGTGGTGTATACTCCTGAACCACCAATCCCATCCTACGCATTTCTTGGTATAGCGGCGTACCACTACTTTTCTTTTCCACAATAAACGCATCGGGTTCCCAAGACTTAAACTCTCCGTATGCCAACTCTTTTAACTCAGGAAACTCTACCCGCTTCTTGATTGAGTTTAAGAGTATGATCGAATAGCGGTTCTCTTCTTCGTTAAAGAAAACACCCCACGTAGTTAGCGCCGTGTAGTCCGCCCTATTGTTCTTCTCCGCCGCAGCGTCCAAAGACATAATCACATACTCGCATCTAGGCGGGTCTTCGTGCTTCCACTCTTGCCACCACTCACGCTTAACAATAGCCGCTTCTTCTGCGGTGGGTTTCTGTTGGTATTGCGCGTTCCACTGGAATAGCGGCATTGATGCTTTGGTTCTGTACAAGGCATCTAGGTTAAAAAACTCAGGCCAGAGGGGCTTTTCTATGGTTTTAGTTACGATTTTGCGTGTGTCTGGGTCTTCGACTTCCTTTTCAATCTCCAAAATCGCTGGAAACTCTACCACTTCGTACTCATCAGCCAGATCAGACTGAGCCATGTCCCTAGTCACGCGTCCGGTCAGGTCGTCCAAGTGCCAGCGAGTTTGTACTATGGCAACGCGTCCGGCGGGCATCAAACGAGTTCGTGCTCCGTAGGTAAACCACTCATAGGCTTTATCGAAAACATCTAAGTTTCCGTTAATAATGTCTTGTTCGTTGTGCGGATCGTCGATAAGAAGCAAGTGAGCACCACGACCGGCGAGTGCTGAACCCACACCACACGCAAAATACTCTCCCCCCGCGTTAGTATTCCACCTACCTGCTGATTTTGAGTCCTGAGCTAGCTGGACGTTGGGAAATATGGCTTGGTACTGCTCTGTCCCTATTAAATTTCGCACTTTTCGACCAAAATCTACCGCAAGATCAGTAGTATGCGAGACCATCAGGACTTTTTTGTCAGGATTTCGTCCTAAAAACCACGCCGGAAAGTAAATAGAGATGAGTTGGGACTTACCGTGGCGCGGGGGCATGTTTACGCAGACCCTATCTTTGCCAGAATCAGGCAGTTCTTCGCCTTCCTCGTTGTAAGTCTTCCCTTTTTCGATCTCCATCAGCAGGTCAGCTAGGATTCTGTGGTGTTTTCCTACCTTATAGTCGGGCTGCATGGCACAACAAAAGGCGATCAAGTCATTATAAGACGCTTCTGCCCTCTTCCTAACCTCCAGCTCCTCGACAATCTTGTATATCTCTGCCTGTTCCTCGGGTGTGTACGAGTTCAGGTTTTGTAGGAGCAGGTCTATTTCCTCTGGAGTAAACTCTGGAGGGGGTGGTCTAACCGCTAAGTCAGTCAACTGTGAATCTCGGCGAGGTGCCCGCATCTAATTATCTTCTTCCTCTGCCTCGTAAACCCCTTCCGCGTTTTGTTTGAGCACGGTTAGCTTCTCTCTGAGTTTCTCCCGTAGCTCGTCCGCAGTCTGGTGGGTCACTGTGATTTCTTTGCGGTCTGTGAACAGACCAACGTCAGTCATCTTTCCCAAAAGCTCCAAAGCCCGGATGCGTATTCTTGCGTCGGGGTTTTCGGTTTCGAGTATGAGCTTGTTTGTTACAGTATTGCGGATTTCAGCAGCGTGGGTTGCCACTAGTTGGCCGAATTCCTTGAGTATCTCGTTGGTCTGAAGAAGGACTGCTGGAGTCATCTTCGCCGTTCTGGCGTGGGAAAGTTCTTTTGAGGTGGACTCCACCTCTTCCGCGTAGGCAGCAGTAAGGGTAGCCGCAACGTCTTTGTCTATCTCATCAGGATCATCGAATTCAAGACCATGTTCCTGTAGCTCATTTATAGTTCGGCATGCAGCTTCTACGCGTTCCTTTAAGTCAATATAAGAAACGTTGTCCGGTATCTCGATACCAAACTCGGGTGTGAGGGCTAAGGCCATCTGTATAAATACCTTTTGGGTGCAAGCGGTTAAGCTGTTTTGCGGAGTATATAGCAAAAATAGAAAAAGGAAACAAGTACTTGGGACTCCTATGGGGGGTACTTTGCTATTTGAGGGGGGGTGGGGTCGAACCGGGGCGGCGGCAAAAAAGAGGGGGGTGGGGGGTGCTTTGTTACTAATGTACCTTTTTTTAGTGAAAGAGCAAAAAATGTACTTAAGGTGGAATATAAGAAACTTGTTTGGCTACGTTAATTACCCACTTCCGCCGGGAACTCACTAAAATACCAAATCATTCGTGCGTAATAGTATGTATACAGGCGGGCGGAGTCCCATGTGGTGTCGCGGGGGGTGGGGGGCAGGTGGGGGGCGCATATAGGCTACCGCTATTTTTTGGGGGGTACTGCGTAACAGCGTTACGCACTAGGCAATTAGATAAACAAGTTTGTGAAAATAGCATGGTCAAAAGAGTCATAATATGGATAATAGGAACCATCGAAAGCCAAGGGGTTTTTGATACGGCAATTATGCCAATCTATAGGAGTACTCAATATGAGCACTATTAAACTTTTTTCCGCTAATCTTATTTCACTTGGTGTTAAAGCTACTACCAGTGAGATTGACGCCTCTCTTGCCCTTGCCGAGTTCCACGCCCGCCTTAAAAGGCATGGTGTAGATCGTGCCAATATTAAGGAGTACCGGCACGAGTTCGATCGGGTTGCGCTTGGTTATCTTGATACCAAGCATAAAGGGTTCAGCGCTTGGCTTGACGGTGCCAAGGATAGCAAGGGCACCGTTGAATCACCCTTTGTTAACCAAAAGGGCAAGTGTTACACCAAGCGCGAGTGCGAGGCGCTGGTAAGGGCACTACGCAAGAAGCGAGTCGATACCTACGAGAAACACCTCAACGGTGCCGACAAGACCAAGACCGAGCGCACCAAGCGCACGATCTTCACGCAGGATGTGCGAGCATTGCATCCTAGAATGGTAGCGTTCCAGAAACTGGAAACACCCACGCAGTATGAGATGGACCACCTGCGCTTGATACGAGGGGTTATAGAGCACGCAGTAGCTCATGACCCGCAAGCCAAGGCTGAGTTCAACGCGCTTGAGGCTAAGCAAGCCAAAGCGACTAAGTAACACCACCGAGGGGCAGGCAATCTGCCCCTCTCTTTTTTCGGAGTATAGATATGAACATGACCGAAAGTGAACTTAAAGCAAAAGCCGAAAGGCTAATTAAGAGAGCATTAAAGCTAAGGAATGAGATCGGCACCGTTGCTACTTGGTGCGATAAAGACGAGGTTGGGCGATACGACCTCAACACTCTCATCAATAACCTCGATGCAATGCACAATCCCTCTCGACCTACCATTAAACTTTTACGTTAACCCACAGGGGCGGCTCTTCGGAGTCGCCCTTTTTTTGTCCCGAAAAAATGAAACCAGTTATATCATGGCTGTCCGCACCCCATCG